ACTAATCTTTTAAGTGGTGATACTATAACAGTTAGAAAAGTCGGACCTCAAAGAACGGCATACTTATCAAATAGTGCTGGAATTATATTGTATGAAGGATTACCATTAAGTGGACCCCCAACAACTGGTACAACCCAATCATTAATTAATGAAACAATTATCGCATTTTTTGGTTCATTGGCGACTACCCCGACACAACAACAATATATTGTAAAAACAGTATTTGTACCTCAAGATGAGTATCCACAAGTACCAAGCCCTACTAATAAGTCGGGACAAGGTGCGTTTTATAAAGCGATGACAAATTATCTGTTAGAAATCAATAATTTCCAAGCAAAAATTATTAATAATTTAATGCCTAAGTTACATGGGTCCTTACCCGCAACAACAATTGGCGTGGAAGGACAAGTTGAATCGGATTTAGATGGAAACCAAACTAAAGTTGAATTATGGGAAACGTTTAAAGCGTTAAACGATAAATGGATTTCGGGTAATGATTTTAAAACTAAGACATTATTTGAGGACGTATTATTATTAGATAGGGCAAGTAGAAATATTGGAGAAAAAATTTTGGTGGATGTTTACAAGTTAAAAGACTCATTGAAAAATATTAATACTAAAGCAACCATGTTAGGGTACGTTCAAACTATTTTAGTTGAAAATCATTTTGTGGTTATGAATATACCGTCTTATGTTAATTTTTATAATGTACAAGATGCGGTTAAAAATCCCGTACCAAGAATAGAAGGTACCACGGAATTTGCCAACACATTATTTGGAACTTTTTTAAATGTTGATTATAGAGACTCGTCATCAAAAATGGTTTGTTTTTATGCGGGTAAACCAAGTGAACAGTTAGACTTAAAAAATAATGTTGATTTCCGTTATAGAAATGATGCGTTTGATTTACGTAGGGCGAGTGATAACCCATTAGTTGAAAACCAAATTGGTAAAAAAGATTGGGACAAATCTAATAAGGTTGTTGGATTTAATGTCGACATTGGAACACAAAACCAACAAATATTCAAGAGTTTCCAAGTTGACCAAAGTGCGGGAAAGGCAACTGCCGAAGGTATGGAGGTTTTAAATCAGTTTGCTAATCAAGGAGGTGGTAGAAAAGGAGGAACTCAAAATACTTCTTTATATAACTTGTATAAAAATAGAAGTTACGGTTGTCAGATTACTATGATGGGAAATGCCATGATACAACCAACTATGTATTTTAATTTAAGACATGTACCAATGTTCAGTGGTCCATATATGATATTAAGTGTTGACCATACGATTACTCCTGGAAATTTTGAAACCTACGTTACAGGTGTTAGACAACCTATCGCATCGTTACCTAAAGTTGATGCGTATTTACAATCACTTAAAACTAATTTATTACAAACAATAATTGAGAAGAATAAACAAGAGAAAAAACAAGTTACCAAAGACGCCAAAGGGAATGTTATTTCCCAACAGAATAAAGTTGTATCTAATGCTAATGGGGGTAAAGAAGTTACTCAAACCCAGGCTTGTACTCCTGCGTCGGACTATGTTAAATATACACCAATAACTCCACAAAGTAATAAAGCGACTTTTAAGGAGGTTATGAATACTATTGAATTAAAAATGAGTTCTTTAAATATTCCTGACGACAATAAATTAAAATATACTGTATTTGCCGCGTTATATTTAGAGTCGGCAACATCGACAGGGTTAGAGGCGTACGAAAATAATTTCGCAGGAATTGATTTGTCAAATAATTGGGGAACATCTAAAGAGTACTTCCAAACAAACCCAAATTACTTTTGTTTAAAGTCTGACACCACGACATTACCGTATGCGGTATTTGATGATTTAGGTGAAAATATTAAGTTATTATTGGCTAGATGGAAGGATAGAATGATTAATTTACCTAATATCTCGGCAAAAGAAATTACTAAGTTTTGGATATTATATTTTGGTGCAAAACAAAACAATGAGAATGTGTATTCTCAAATGGACCCAACACAATTATCTAATATTGAATCCAAAGTACAAAAGTCTTTGGATATTTATGGAGGTGTCTCACAAATAGTCCCAACACCAACACCTACCCCATCACCAACACCTGTACCATCTAATACTGTTGTACCATTAAGTGGTGTTAACTCTTATACCGTGGCAACTCCGCCAATGTTTGAAAAATTAACGGTTACGGTTAATGGGTCTACGGGGTTATATAATATATGGGGAGCAACTTACGATTATAGTACTGATTCTGAATGTGGAGGCGGTAGTGGGACTGGAGCAGGATTTAATAATATTAATTCGTTAATTTCAAGTAACAAACAAACTTTTACGGTAGATATTGAGACATTATTAGAGGAGGTAGGGTGTAATATTCTTAGCACATCACCATCAAATATTAAAGGGACCTATTCATTTAGTATTACTGTGAATAGTAAACCCGTTTTAGCTGACGGGACAACTACTGACACTAGCAGAATTGATTTTTATAAATCGTTTCCAGTAACATTTAAATTCACTTAAAAATTTTCAACAGAATAAAGATATTTATATAAAAAAGAAATTATGAACACAAAATTAATTTTAGATAACTACTTAGGTAAAAATACTCGACACACCGAAAAAGATTTGGGTGACGGTAATAAGCAAGTTTGTGACTTAGATACAGGAGATTGTTATACAATCAGAATGAAAGACGGTCTAATCGAAAGAGTGGACAATACTATGTCTAAAAATAAAAAAATCCAAGTTGAAACAATTACTGGAGTAAAACAATTATTAAATGGATAAGAAAATGAAAATAGACGTAAAAATCTTAAATGAGGTAATGAGATATAAGAGTATTAACAATTATATCTCTGAGCAAGATGCGACATTACCACCACCACCTGATGCAGGAGCAGTTCCTCCACCACCTGATGCAGGAGCAGTTCCGCCACCACCTGACGCAGGAGCGGTTCCGCCACCACCTGACGCAGGGGTACCTGAGTCTGTAGATATTTCGACTGACCCTGATGTTGAAAAAATTGGTGGGGAGTCAAAAAAATCAAAAGAACTTGATATTACTGATTTGGTTAAATCACAACAAAATACCGAAAAGAAACAAGAAGAATATTTTGATAATTTGTTCAAACACCTTGAAGGTTTAGAGAGTAAACTTTCTGACATGGATTCAATCATGAATAAATTAAACGACCTTGAAACTAAGGTTGAAAAATATAGAGTAAAAACACCTGAAGAAAAATTAGAATTAAGAAGTTTGGACTCGGGACCATTTAATCAAAAACTAACCGATTTTTTTGAAGATAAACAAGAAGATATGGAAAAGTCAGGAAAAAATGAGTATGTTTTAACCAAAGACGATGTTGAATCATATTCTCCTGGAGATATTAAAAAAAGTTTTAGAAACTTTGAAAACACCGACACCGATATTGATACTTTTTCGAGACTAAAGTAAATTAACGGTCTTAAATGACCGTTTTTTTCTTTAAAATATTTGACAAACCAAAGGCTGACACTTATACTTAGTAAACAATTAAAACTTAAATTATATGGCGACAAACAATTCCCTAGATTCGGTACTAGCACAGTACGAACAATCAAAACAAGGTGGTTATACTTCCACCTCAAAAATATCTCAAGAAGATAGATTGAAAAAGTATTTCGCGGCAATCCTTAAGGATAACGAGAAACAAGGTCAAAAAAGATTAAGAATCTTACCAACACCTGATGGTTCTTCACCTTTTAAAGAAGTATGGTTCCACGAGATTCAAGTGGATGGAAAATGGGTAAAGTTATTCGACCCAGGCAAGAATGATAACGAACGTTCACCTTTGAGTGAAGTTAACGAAGAACTTATGTCTACGGGCAGAGATTCTGACAAAGAACTTGCTAAACAATACAAACCTCGTAAATTTTACATCGTAAAAGTAATTGACCGTGATAATGAGGCGGACGGAGTTAAATTCTGGCGTTTCAAACACAATTACAAGAATGAAGGAATCCTTGACAAAATTATTCCTATTTGGAGAGCTAAAGGTGATATTACTGACACAACAACAGGTCGTGACATTATCCTTGAATTAACCAAAGCAAAAACCCCTAAAGGTGCCGTTTATACGGTCATCCAAACTGTTATGTATGAAGACGCAGGACCTGTTCACACAGACACCGAGACTGCAAAATCTTGGATTACTGACGAACTTACTTGGTCTGACGTTTATTCTAAAAAACCTGTAGAATATCTTGAAGCAATCGCACGAGGAGAAACTCCACGTTGGGATAGCGACAAAGGTGGATACGCATATGGAAACTCTGACGAATCAGAAATTTCTATGGGAGGTAAATCTGAAAAACAACCAACTATTGACCCACAAGCGGGTGACCAACCTGACGAAGAATTACCGTTCTAAGTTATTGAACTTGGACACTTACTAAGACATCGCGTCCAAGTATATGTCCAAGTTCTCATTTTTTAACAAAACATTTAATAACACATAGACAATATGGCAATTAAGAAAAACGACTTTAAGTCAATTAAAGATAAATTCTCAACGTCTGCGAAATATAAACCCCAAAGGTTTTTTGATTTGGGTAATGATTTCTTAGATGCGGTTGGTTTACCAGGACCCGCAATAGGACATTTGAATATGTTTTTAGGCCACTCAGATACAGGAAAGACAACGGCATTGGTAAAGACTGCGGTTGATGCTCAAAAGAAAGGTATACTTCCTGTGTTTATTATTACAGAACAAAAATGGTCATTCGAGCACGCAAAACTAATGGGTTTTGACTGTGAGCAAGTGGTTGACCAAGAAACAGGAGAATTAGATTGGGACGGATTTTACATATTCAATAATAACTTTAGTTATATAGAACAAATTACCGATTACATTAACTCTTTATTAGACGCACAAGAAAAAGGTGAATTAGATTATAGTTTATGTTTTATGTGGGATTCAGTTGGTTCTGTTCCTTGTAAAATGACTTTTGAAGGAAAGGGAGGTAAACAACATAACGCGTCAACATTGGCGGATAAAATTGGGATGGGGATTAACCAACGTATTTCAGGAAGTCGTAAGGCTGACTCAAAGTTCGAAAATACATTAATCATTGTTAACCAACCATGGGTTGAGTTACCTGATAATCCATTCGGACAACCAAAAATTAAAGCAAAAGGAGGTGAGGCTATTTGGTTAAACTCTTCTTTAGTATTCTTGTTTGGTAATCAAAAAGGGGCGGGTACAACTAAAATTACCGCAACTAAAGATAAAAGAACAATTAAGTTTGCGTCAAGAACTAAAGTATCTGTAATGAAAAACCATATTAACGGTTTAGGTTATGAAGACGGAAAAATCATCGTAACGCCTCATGGATTTATTGCGGGAAAAGAAGCGACAGAAGAAAAGGCGTCTATTGAAAAATATAAGAAAGAATACGCCGACTATTGGAAAGAAATCATCGGAACAGATGGTGAATTTGATTTAAAAGAAGAAAGAGAACAGTCATAATTATACACCAATACAAGTGATAAAAACATTATTAGTCGATGGGAATAACCTCCTTAAGATAGGATTTCATGGGGTAAAAGATTTTTATCATGACGGTAAACATATCGGTGGTA